TGATTAGAGGAAAACTTCACTATCCCTTCCAACGCGTATGCGAGGAAGTGGGTATAAGTTATCTCTATACTTACCTGCTTGCACTTACCAGTAAACTTGAAACTAATGATAATAGTAAAGAGTTAAATGGTTTGGTTGCAGAGACAAAGTTACGGAAGCTAGTCAGCATACCCGATTCAGGTTGTAAAACCCGAATTGTGGCTATATGCGATTTCTGGACACAACTGTGTATGGAACCCGTACGGGACCATGTTCAGTATGTTACTGAGCGGTTATTCGGTAAAACGGATTTCCGCAAAGACCAGGATCAAGGCGTTGCCTTGATGAAGGAATTCCAGATACGCTGTATAGAGGAAGAAATTGTTAAGGGACATAAGCTGGACATACGTTCGCTTAAGTTTTATGATATTTCTTCTTGGACTGATAGATTTCATAGAGATCTTCAAAAGATCACGATGAAACACCTATTTAGTTCCAGACTAGCTGAATCTTGGGCACAATTAGTTGTGCACTGTGATTGGTATGTACCTTCTCTTGACTCTACTGTAAAGTATGGTCAAGGCCAAGGAATGGGAACAAACGGAAGCTTTGATATTGCTACACTCACTGACCACCTTTTCATAAATTTTATTTATGACGAACATTCATCAATCAAAGGTATCTTTGATGATAACAGATGTTACGGCAAGGTTGGTGATGATCTTTGGATCTATGATCCAGATCAGGCCATCGGTGACTTTTATCAGAAGATTAATCTTCCAATAAACGCAAATAAATCAAAGGAGTACGGGACATTAGGCAGCGTTGCTGAATTTTGTTCACGTACCTTCCTAAATGGAGTTGACTCGTCTCGGATCAGTCCGAAGATAATCAATAACTCCAAAGATTTCCGTTACCTACCTATGTTACTTAGTCTTGCTGCAAGTCGCGGCATTCAACTACAACAATCGTCTTTCCAGTCGATTCAACGTCAGTTGAAAGGATCAGAAGAGACATATTTTGATAAACTCCAAAGTTGGATAATCAGTTACTTGGTTCTCGGAACAGAGCAAGGCTCTGTCTTTGAACATTTAACGTATGATTATCTAATGGAAGGTCAATGGCTCAAAGAGAGTACCATCCAGGTACTGTCAGAACCTACGAATCTAATTCGTTTAACAATTGCA